CAGGATAAATTAGTCATCACTGAAAACTCAGGATAAGTTGGCATAGATTCATCTATATCAATGTCACCACCCCAAATCAATTCGGTCTTACAATGCCAACAATTCATTTGTTAGGGAAAGGAATAGATTGTCCTGTTGTACTTGGTAAAGCATTATCTAATACCTTTGGCATCATTCCTTGAACACCTGCAAGGACTTTGTTCATCATCTTTGTCTGGAACTGCTCTGATGTTACATATTTGTATGCAAAGTATGTTCCACCACTCATGGAAGCTACCATTACAAATGAAACTATGCTAAGAATATTAGCAATTTTTTGAAACATGATAAAATTTGCAATCATTCGCTACATTACTGCTAATTATAGGTCTATCCCCTCTCTACGTCACTATGGGAATAATGACAAGGCAAATGCACGAAAAGGTTAATTAATCAGCCTCCTCTGCGGTGTTTCCCTCTGCTACCCACTTAAGATACTCTTGGTAGTCGGTGTTTCCTTCATCAAAGGGAATAAATCTTGGTGTTATTGCATTTCCGTCTACATCTTTTATTTGCATAATCATATTAGTAATTATGCTGTCATTCATACTATCTTTAAATTGCTTGTACATAATTAAAGCTCCGCAGCTAGAGTGTATTCACTAATACTAGGGGTGTTTGCGTTTGTTACAGCACCCTGACTAAAAACAATAGCATCTTTAGTAATACTTGAAATAGTAAGTGACCCTCCACCATCTTGACTTGAACTTGTTATAGTGCCTGTCGGTGTATCTCTCATAGTCACAGGGTGATTTAAAACTAACCTGTGCTGATTGTCAGAAGTTCTTATTAGAGTCATCATCATTTGATTACAGGCAATTTTTTGGAAATATCGCTGACATAAAGCAAGCTCCTGTGCAAATGACCTATGCTCAAAATCTGTTGCCACGCTGCCGACCTCCATTTGAAGTCCTGTATATTCTAAAGTTGCATCATTTGTTGTGTACCATGTGCTAGTCATATCAGGTACATAAGCAGAAGTATTAACAGTATTCCATTGGTCTAAAGTTACTGAACCTGTAATACCTGTTCCGTAAAATGGAATTAAATCAAACCAACCACCTAAAGCATTAGTATTAACAGGATTTAAACCCGAAGCTCCGGGTATTGTTTTTGTTATTTTTTGCCATGAAGTTGTTGCATTTATAGCAAAAACATATTGTTTATTTGCACTAGCTTCTGTTATCCGCATTGCTCCATAAAAAGTTTGTGCAACACTTGATTTTAGCCAAAATGAAATAGTTACAAAACTCGATGTAGAGGTAAAATCCCAACCACTTGAATTAATATCTTGTCCTTCAAATTTCTGCATTATTTCAATATAATCATTAGCTCCTGCACCACTTGTTTGATTTCCATTCGTTACTTTTAAAGCTTTTCTAAATCCATAAGAATAAGGTGTATCACTACTTGTCAAATCAACTTGTGCTTGTGTTGGTGCTTCATCAGTACCACCATTAAAAACAGCAAATCTATCAATAGTTTGATAACCATTTGATGTAGATGACGTACCACGTTGAGCCACTTGCATAGCTCCGTTAATTATTAAATTACGATTACTTAGGTTATTAGTAATATTGGCAGTACACGTTCCATCAGTATTGTTGACAGTAATAGCAGCAGCACTAGCTCCTACCCCTTTTATCGAATTTACCTTGATCTCTGACATAATTAACTAGGTTTTGGGTTAGCGTCTTTAACCGCTTTGATGTGGGTAGCCCACGTTCCAGTTGTATCTAGTTTACCTGCAAGCATATCGGCATACAACATATCAAGTTGATCTCCAAAAGAAGCATAAACAGTAGAACCATCAGTTGTTCTATCGGTTTTGTACTTAACAGCAGCAGCTTCAGCATCAAGTGTGGTTCGTGCAGCATCTATTTTGCTTTGCTCAAGAGTTACAGACTTTCCATCTTTATCAAACGCACCTGTGCCATCATCAATAGTTACAGCGTCAGGATATGCTTTTCTTATCGCTGCATGGTCTAGATTTGCCATTATGCTGCCACCTCCGAAGCAGTAATAGAACTAACGGTCATTCCACTTCTTACGCTATCTGTACTATCAGAATTACGATTAACACGTAGTTCACTACCGCCCTCACCTCTATAAACTTGAATTTTATAAGTATGAGCACCCGCACTAGGGGTGTCTAAAAAAGTAAACCCATTTACCCTTTGCTGATTAGATCCTCTTGTTTGATCAAAATAAAAACCAAATGTTGCTCTTGATCTGTTACTACTTGCATCTCCAATAAATATTGATGTATCTGATCCTCCGGTAGTTCTAACTAAACGTGCAACTGCAAAAGTATCATCAGAACCAGATATACAAAGAACACCCTGTAGAAGTACTTTATTAGATCCTGTAGTGGTAATTGAGACAGAAAGTCCAGTAATATCTGTAAAAGTTTGATAAGCTGTAGTGGAAAACGTATCAGTTTTTGTTGTTGATACAACTTGAAGAATATTTCCTGACTTTGGATTTGTTGTTGTTAATATCGTTCCATCTGCTGTATCAGGTAACGTCATTACCCTTGTATTAGCAGAAGAAGAGGGTGCTTGTAAGCTGAAAGACCCACCACCTGATGCTGCGTTTAGTTTAATCTTTGCTGTCATGATTTAGGATATTTGTCTTTAATAGTTTTAATAGTAGCTTTCCAGCCATCTATTCCATTATGGTATATATCGTCCATTTGACTAGCAAAATCTGGATATTCTGCTCTTCTTTTGGATTTATAACTATCATTTTCTAAATCCCATGCAGCTTGTAATGTTGCAAGTCCATCTGTACATTCCTTTTCAGTTGGTAACTTAGTAACTGGATTATCTATTAATTCAGTGGCATCACTATTCCAAATTTTTTCTGTTATTAATGTTAAATTTGCATAAATTTTATTTTTAGAATCAGACCATTTATACCAAGAATATGGATATAAAGTCCTTAAATAATCTTCTATGTGTGTTGGCCTTCCGTTTACCATCATTATGTATCTCCTAAACGAACAAATATTGCATAAGTTTTGTTTGCATTGGTATCAACAGTTGTCCTACCAGCACTACCATTTTGAGCATATCCAACAGCAAATTTAACTTTTTGATTTGATACATCTGTAATATCAAATATTTTTTCAAGAGATCCCGAACCATGAATAATTGCACCAGAATCGCCAGTACAATTCACAGTATAATAAGCAGCATTTTCAGATGATGAAAAATTGTTAGCAGTATAAACAAGTTTTCCAGTTATTGATCTTCCATTGGAATAACTCATACTATGATGTCCATAAAATCTTACAGAATAAAATCCAGTGGACGGAAAAGTAAAATATCCATTGGCTTGAGACATACCTGTGCCAAGTAAACCATTTCCATAAGTATCGTCTCTCTCCCAATCTGACGTACCACCAAGAGTATTTTGTTCATTAATGTATTGAGTAACTAATCTCCATGTATCTGCCATTGTTATTCCAGCAGTTATTCCAGTTATTCCACTATTCGTAATCGACATTCTTTCAACACCACCAGTTGAAAACTTGATAGTGTCAGCAGAAGGGAATGTTATACCTGTATTGCTGTCTGTTCCTGTTAATGCTGGTGCGGAAACTGATCCATCAACCCCAGAAATACCAGTAGTGCCGTTAATGTTTAATGCCATAATTAAAGAATAACAAGAATTGCACCAGATGGCACAGTTACAGTAACACCTGAGTTAATTGTAGGGCTGACAGTATGTGCGTGTTTACTTGCAGTTAAAGTGTAATCAGTTGTAACCGCTTGATCCGATTCGAAAAATACTTCATCATTACCTCCTCCTGTAGCTCCAGCACCGCCTCCCACAGCAGTAAACTCAGATCCGTTATATATTTCAGCAGAAGTAGTTGTACTGTTAAATCTAAAGTCTCCTGTCGAGGGAGAACCAGGTCTTTGTGCAGTAGTTCCAACAGGTATCTGTAAAGCTGTTGTGTAATTATGTATAACATCGCCAGTAAATGTTGCTCCTGCAACTGGAGCTAAACCTAAATTCGCCTGAGTTACATTACCAATCTCGATATATCCATTATTAGCTGCATTTCTTATTTTTAATAAATTAGATGTTGTATTAACTGATAACTGAAACGCTACCTGTGTACCACTAGGATCTGCTGATCCACTATTTAGACTCTGTATAGCAGCAAAAACATTATTAAGGTCGGTACGGACTGCACTTCCCGTTCCATTATCTATCGTATAGTCTGTGACTTGTGCCATTTAAAAAGCTACCTTGTGCATATTCTACCCTCCTTTACCAAATCCGACAGCCTGATAGGTAAAATTTCTATCAATCGAAGCATTTGATGAATTTTTGAAGTGAACAGTAAAACCCGTTCCAGATATACTAGAGACTTCAAAGTAATCTCCTGATGCCATATTTTGAGCATTGATACCAACAGAGGGTAAATTAGTATTTGCTCCAAGCAAAGAAGAAGTACCAACAAAGAATGGATTGGTAAACGTGACAGCCTTTGCCCCTGCTCCGCTTGCAATAACATTACCTTGTTCTGTTCTTCTCTGTAAAGATGCTGTATAGCCTAGCTGAGAAACTTTTATATCCTGTGCAACATCATTACTTGTTAATTTAGCTCTAAATTGAAATCCTCTACCTTTATAAGTTCCGTTGGCAAAAGTTTGAAAGTCAGTATAAGTAGGAGATCCAGATGGGTCATCCTGAGTAACCCTTACTAACATTTCAGCATTAACTTCTGTAGCTGTAAGTCCATCAAAGTCTGTAATGTCATCAATCAAACCTCTTGAGTCAAATAAATCCGATGGATAGAAACCTTCTGTCAGGAAGTGACGTTTAAGATCAAGACTAAATACACCACCTAAATCTAAAGTATCCCC